GAGACGGACAGTGAGTGGGTGGGCGACATGCTGTCGCGTGCGATTCCTTGGCGTGGGCGGGAGATCACGCTTGTACACGGCGCAGCTCGCGGCGTGGACACCCTCGCGACCGACAACGCCGAAGCATGGGGCATGACCATCGAGGCCCACAGGGCGGATTGGAGGAAGCACGGAAGGGCGGCGGGTCCGCGTCGCAATCAGGAGATGATCGACGCGGGCGCCGACCTCCTCATCGCCTTCCCCGGCGGCAAGGGCACGGAGGACTGCGTGGCTCGCGCCGAAGCCGCCGGCATTCCCGTCAGGAGAGTCTATGTCTGACCAGCCCGACACACGGGAACCGGGACAGAAGCTCTACGAGGAACTGCGGCCATCGAGTGGAGCGCTCTGGGATGAGCTGGCGCCACAGGCACAGGGGGTTTGGAACCAGCTCGCCGAGCGCCTCGCCTCCGTCGAAGCCGAACGGGACCATGAGTACGAAATGCGCGTGGATGCCGACCGCGTGCGCGACCTCGCTTACGACGAACGTGACAAGGCCCAGCGCCAACTCGACCGGCTCAAGGGGCTCCTACGTGGAGCACGAGCAGGTGCGAGCAGTATGTGGGCGCATCCTCGCCCTAGCTGAGCAGGAGGACGAGTGATCCTGCTCGAGCAGTCCGAGATCAATGCATTAGCGAACGTCAAGCTGCGCCGGCGCACGTTCGAGCTGCCGATGCGTCACGGCGTCTACGGCGAGCTCAAGCGAGCGCCGCGCATAGGGAGTGTCCACAAGCTACGGGCTGCGAGCAGCTACGTCGAAATGCGGACCAAAGCTGGGCTCGAACCCACTAGAGCGCGGGCCGTCACGCGCTTATTCGACCTCTGTGAACCCGGACGGACGCTGGAGATCACGATTTTGGACGTCACGCCCTTAGACGGCGCTTGGCTCGTCACGTTCGCGCATGGCGACCGCGCGGCATCGTTCGATAATCCGCGACTGCTGCGGGCAGGGTCCCCTATCATCGACCCCAAGCGCGAGACCGACGAGGACCACGGCTACACGTCGAGGCGCGCTCTGGCCCTGGCAGACGAGCCCGAGGCCATATCCGCGAAGGATCTAGAGCACTACACGGCGAGAGCCCGTGAGAACGAAGCACAGCGCGTCTCAGTGCCCTGGGAAGTGTCACGACTCGTGCTCAGAGCAGAGGTTGAGCAGCTGCGCCTGGCGCTCGAGCATGGCCGACCGGATAGAGCTCGGCACCGCGCGCTGCGCAACCTCGAACGCGCCTTGCAGGCGATGGAGCGGCTGATGGCCGAGCGTGCGCAGATTCCGTCCGCGGCGTGATTAGGATTCCGTAGTGGCCCGAGATTGGCCCGCCGGATATCGCGTGGCACGACAAGCGCCGCAAGGCACGCCGCGCCCTGATGAGGAGCGCCTAGCAATCGAGCAGCTCCTCAGAGCGACCGAACTGCAGCGCCGCCTACGCGCCCAGAGCACCGATCCCGAGTTGACACCGGAGGCGCAGAGCGAATCCAGAGCGCTGCTCGCGCAGACTGAAAACATCCGCCGCAGCCTCGAGGCGGTGCTGGCAGCCCAGTAGAACGCAAAAGCGCCCCAGGGCTGAAACCCCAGGGCGCTGGCTCTCCGGGCCGGTACCTAGGGAAAGCGCGATAGACAGTCGTTGTGGATCGCGCAGCCGTCGAGTCCACGCATCCACGGATGCTCGTCGTCTAGCGGGCCGTTGCAGTACTCGCACCGCGTAGTGTCGACACCCGCGCTAGCCGCAAGCGAGGACGGTGTACCGATTCGCGAAGGCTTGCCGATAGGTACGAATCCGCGCTCACCACTATCAACGAATGTCCCGATGCAGGTCGTGGGCCAATCCATCCGACCCTCGTGCTCGGGGCACTGATCGAAGCAAATCGAATCGCCCCGATGACTGCCATAGCTTAGTCCGCAACGGCCACAGATCGCGTCAAGGGCGGTCATATGTGCACGTCCGTAACGATGGCCCAACGGCCGCCCCAGTCCGATAGGTCGCCATGCAGTGGCGCGAGCTGATCTTCGATGAGGGCTCGCGCCATCCCGGCTGGTTCATCGGGATGCTCTAGGTCGATTTGGACCATGATCGTTGCTTTGACCTCGACGGACGTGCTGATCTCGGTTTTGCCTACCACATTGGCGCTCACGACTCGCTCAACTTGTCTTCGGCGATCTCGTCGAAGTTCACGTCGGACAGCGCGCCGCCGAGGAGTTGGCGCGCCATCAATGATGGCTCGGGGATCACTTCGCTATCGAGTCCGCATAGCTCTTCGGTGAAGTCCTTGAGCCATTCCGCAAGCCGGAACTTCGCTGCCTGCTCGACGGTCCAAATCTTGATCTCGCCCGCGACGTTGTCGTCGTTCGGTGCGTCCGCCTTGCAGCGCTCAACGGCTTCGCGAACCTCGGTGTACGTGCCCTGGTCGTTATCGAGTACGAGCGCGACGCCCCAAGTCTCGTAGTTCGTCCAGCCGTTGTAGGTCTGATCGCTCATCGCCGCACCTCATCGTTCATGTGGGCTTTGTACTCGGCGCGTAGCCGCATCTCACAGAGAATGGCTTGCCATTCTTCGCTGCCCGACTGTGCTCGGGCTAGCATCGCTGGCAGTTGCTCGGTTGACGCAGCGAAAATCCGATCCCATTCCTTTTGGGTCATCGCCGCACCGTTTCGATGTCGCGCGCGGCCATCTCGTCGCGTTCAGCGTCCTCGTCGGCGCCAAATAGCGAAGGAATCCGACCTTCCGAGCGCGCCTCGTCGTACAATTCTGCCTCAATCACGCGGCAGTAATCGTCGTATTCGCTATACACATTGATGGAGCTCAGCGAAGCTACGGGCTTTGCGCCCTCGTCCTCGTCCTGCGCCCACAACACCGCGTCCAACAGGACCGTATTTTCAGCCATCGGGAAGTCACCGTCCCACGGAAACATCGAGTCCTCCCACGTCACGTAAACGCGCGAATCCGCGCGGTAAGCGTGAAGCGAGCGCGCGATCGCAAGGGCGCATCGCACGCGCCCCTGCTCCGGCGTTTCCCGGCCGGGCATATAGGAAAACCCGCCAGCGAGTCCGATTCGATACTCGTCCATTGTGAATGTGCGCGCGCTCATTTGCGCCCCTCATCGCTGAACACGGCCGGATACACGTACTCGAACGGTTGATCTAGTTCGAGCCGCGCCGTTTCGAGCCCGAGCGCGATGATGCGCTGACGTTGCTGGCGCCGCATCTCGATTGCCTGCTCTTCCTCTTTGCGCTGCGCCTGTATGCGGGTTAGGACGGTCATGCTGCGCTCATCTCGTCCAGCACGGCGATGATCTGCGGATCGGCGATCCGCGATGTGCGCAGATAGCGCGCGCCAAAGCCGTTGACGAACAGCGGAAAGCCATCCTCAAGCCGGATAGCCGCATCTACTGTCCACGTATTCTCGCCGTCAAGGCGCGAGACGTGAAGGCACCGACCGCCACACTCTACGATCGCGCCCATACCGTCGCGGCGTGGGATCGCACCAGTCGCATACGCGCCGTTGGTGCGAAGACTGACATCCCGGACGCTGAATGGCTCTCCATGCGATCCGAGGCCTTGCTGTATTCTGCTTGCTGACATAAGGCTTGCTCCTTGTGTCCGGCGGCCGGCTTCCTACGAAAGCGCGGCCGCTATCTGTTGGATGAGACTGTAGTACCACTGTCGACAGGTTTTGTCAAGTCTTGAACATGGACATGACAGCGCCGATACCGATACTACGGCTCAGCGAGTGCCAGCAGGGCAGCGACATAGCCCCAGAACACAAGGGCAAAGCAGCTCTACCAGCGCATATGGGCTCAGGAAGGCTGTGGTGAGCTGTGGTGGCCGCTGTGGTTCTGGGCAGCGCTTACCAATCAGACGTACAAAAGCTCGCAATGTGGCTAGCTGGGAAGCCCACTGGCAGCGCGCTTACGCATGTACTCTCGCTCTCCAGCACCAGACGGGCACTCGTGACTAAACCAAGCGCCATAAGGCCCAAACGCCCATACCGCAAGGCGCAGTGCCGCTCGTGTCACACGCTTCGGCATGCCTGCGTGACCGGCAGGGGGTGCGTGCCAGCAGCTCGGTGAGCGCTCCCGTTTGAGCCTCACCCACTGAGATATGAGGCCCCTCGCGGTCCTCCCGGAGTCCCGTACCTGTCAGGGATTACAGTGCCCTCGCGGACACTGTCATGATATGGTTGACAGACTATGGCTACCTTCACGCTCTATCTACCTGACAAACTGTTAGCTGAACTGGATGAGGCCCGGGGAAGCCAGTCGCGCTCGCTCGTCATCCGGGGAGCCCTGGAAGGGCAGATGCTGGCGACTGGTGTGCCGGGGGAAGCCGTCCGGCTGCCGCCGGACGCTCCCATGATGCGCTACGACGACATCGGCGAACATGAGAAGGTGGCGGCGGAGTATCGCCAGTACAGCGACCCCGCCAGCATCCCCGGAGTCACGAAGGGAGTCCGCAACGCCTGCCCCGCCTGCGAGGGCGAGGGCTACGTCGACGAGGAGCCCTGCCGCGAGTGCGGGGGGTCCGGGCGAACGAAGTGAGTGAGCTCGGCGACTTGCTCTCGCGCTCGCACTTCATGGAGCGCCGGGCCTACGTGTGCCGCAAGTGCCACTGGCGGGTGTTCTTGGATCCGGACGAGGCGCTCCCCACCTGTCCCGAGCACGGGAAGACGATGGAGCACCAAGAGAACCATCCGTACAGGAGGTCCGATGGCGACTGACCAGCGCATCCGCGAATGGGAGGCGACTCTGCGCGCGGGCGGGACGATACGTCCCACGGATCCCGAATACGACTCCACGATCATCTTCGCGCTGATAGCGAGCCTGCGCCACGAATCCCCCCCTCAGAGTTCTCTTGCGGCCGCTGCAGCCTCGGGGCGCGTGCAAGCCATCCAATCAGGGGGCGATGGCAAGACGGGCGCGGAGAACGCGGTTCGCGAACGCGAACACAAGCGCAAGTAAGGAGAGCACATGGCGATCTACTTCGCGGTCTTCGACCAGCAGGAATCCGGCTACCCGATCCCCACCGAACCGAAGTTCGCCGAATGCGAAGTGCTGACGCCGATCGAAATGTGCAAGACGGTCAAGCTCGAAGCGCCCAACACGACCCAGGCGAAGATCGCGCTCGAGCACTTCTTCGGGGGCGACATCGCGCACAAGATGACGCTGGTGACCGAAGCGCAGTGGGTGGAAGGGTCTTGAGTGCCGTTCCGCTCCGAGGCGCAGCGGCGTTTCATGTTCTCGCAGCATCCCGCCATAGCGCAGCGCTGGGCGAAGGAGTTCGGCCCCCAGCACAACCTGCCGGAGAAGGTCAACCCGCGCTCTGACTCCAACGAGTCGCCCTCGCCGAAGATCTCTCGGCACCCTCGTCTGCCGGGGATAAAGCGCGACTTCTCCCACCTTCACCCCTCTCAGAGCGCACGCTTCAAACCCGCTTCCTCAGCGACCCCGAACGAAGCGGAGGCACACGCGGAATCCGGCGTCCAGCACCAACCGGGCTCGCGCACGCACAAGATGCCCTCCGTCAAGCAGCGACCGATCCGCGGGCTCGAGGCTCGCGACGTCAAGGCAGCGAAAGGAGCCTAGATGGCACTCGCAGGGAATATCGGCGTGGACACGGTCCACTCCATCTACGTGCCCTTCTACCAGGGCTTCGTCAACCGCGTCACGCTCATCACGGAAGGGCCGGTCTTCTTCCAGCCGGCCGTCAACGGCGAAGTCTCGACGCTCACGGGCAACCTCTCCGCCTTGCGCGGTGCGGGCGCCTCGATCGTGCTCACCGAACCGATGTACTTCAAGGCCGAAGCCGGCGGCCAGGAACTGAACTCGCTCGCCACGCCGGAAGTGAAGCCGATCTTCATCGGCACGACCCCGATCACCTCGACGGCGACCGAAGAACTGCTGCAGAAGCTGCTGGTCGAATCGCGCGTTCACAACCAGCTGCTCGCAGAAGCCAACAACCTCGCGCCGGTCTACCTGGCTCCGGCGGAATCCCGCGGCCTCTAGGAGGACCAGATGACCCAGTACTACGTCTTCTTCAACGAAGGCGGCACGTCGGAGACCTTTGCCGCGAAGGCGGAAACGAAGGGCACCATCGAAGCCGGCGAAGTGAAGGTGATGCACATGGTCGAAGTCTCGGCCTCGACCGCCCAGCGGGCCGCGGAAGCCTGCCGGGAAGGCATGGGCCTCGGCAACGTCACGCAGGCCTTCCGTGTCGGCACGACCGCCAACATCGAATCCAAGAACCCGTAGCGAAGCCGATGAGCTGCTCGCCGCCTACGAGCAGATGGTGGCGAGCAATCCGCTGCTCGTCTACAAGCCGCACCCCAAGCAGCAGATCTTCCATCGCTCGCGCGCGCAGCTGAAGGCCTTCCTCGGCGGCAACCGCTCGGGCAAGACCACGGCCGGGATCCTCGACGATCTGATCCAGGCCGTTGACGAGGATTGCCTGCCGCCCCACCTCGCCGTCTACAAGCGCTTCTCGCCGCCCTTCTACTGCCGCGTCATCGTCCCCGACTTCACCTCGACGCTCGAGGGCGTCGTCTTCCAGAAGCTGCGCGAATGGGCTCCGAAGGCCCAGCTTACGGGGGATCGCTTCGACAAGGCCTACGACAAGACGCGCCGCAAGCTCCACTTCAAGAACGGCTCGTGGTTCGACTTCCTCACCTACGAGCAGGACCTCGACAAGTTCGGCGGCGCCGCGCTTCATCGCATCCACTACGACGAGCAACCCCCCGAGGACATCCGCAACGAGGGCCTCATGCGCCTGATCGACTTCAACGGCGACGAGTGCTTCACGCTCACGCCGATGCTGGGGCTGCAGTCGTGGATGTTCGACAAGGTCTGGGAACCGTGGACCAAACATCAGCTGAAGCACGGCTTCGTCGTCACGGTCGACATGGACGAGAACCCCCACCTGCCTGCGGAAGCAAAGGAACGGCTCCTGGAAGGGCTCTCGCAGGAGGAGCGCGAAGCGCGCAAGGAAGGCCGCTTCGTGCACTTCTCGGGGATGATCTACCCGGACTTCAACTCACCGGGCCACGACCACATCATCCCGCAGGCGCCGATACCCGACGTCCCCGTGTACGTGGGAATCGACCCCGGGATCCGCCACATGGCCGCCTTCGTCTGGTGCTATCTGACGCCCGAGGACGAGATGGTCGTCTTCGACGAGCTGGCGCTTGTAGGCCGCAACATCGCCGAAGCGTGCGAGGCGATCAAGATGAAGAACGCCGAGCACGGGCGCGACACGGAGAAGGGGCGCATGCCGCTGATTCCCCGCTGGTACGTGATCGACCCCAGTGCGCGCAACGTCTTTCACCAGACCGGACGTTCGGACCAATCTTCCTACGCGGAATACGGGATCGTCACGGTGCTCGGCCAGAACTCGCTCTCGGACGGCATCAACCGCGTGAAGGCCCGCCTGCAGGTCGATCGGCTGAAGGTGATGGCGAACTGCACGGAGCTCATCAGGGAGTTCAAGCGCTACCGCTGGGCGCCCCCTTCGAGGGTCGAAAACGACCCCAAGGAGGAGCCCGTCAAGAAGGACGACCACCTCCTGGATGCGCTGCGCTACGTGGTCGCCTCGCGACCTTTGCAGGCGGACGTGGACAAGGAGCAGAGCCAGCGCACTGAGCTCGACCAGGCAAGGGAGGAGCTGTGGAAGACGATCCGGGCACCCAAGCCGAGAACGACGATGGGCGGCGTCTTTCGTTGAAGGAGGCCTACGAGGCCCTCGACGCGCTCTACGCGGAGTTCCCCGCAGTCCACTGCAAGGGCCTCTGCGCGGACGAGATCTGCGGGCCGGTGCGGATGAGTCGCGTCGAGGCCGGGCGCGTGTTGGCGTACGGGAACCGCAAGCCGAAGACGCCCCGCCACGGTGAAAGGCTCGTCTGTCCCGCGCTCAGACACGGGCGCTGCACGGTCTACCCCGTCAGACCCGCGATCTGCCGCCTCTACGGCGCCACCGAGTCCATGCGCTGCCCGCACGGCTGCGAGCCCGACCGCATGCTCACCAAGGAGGAGGGCCGCGAGTACCTCGCCAGAGCCTTCCAGTTAGGAGTCTGAATGGCAGTCACGCAGCTGATCGAGGGCGGCATCCGCCCGATCGGCACTCCCGCCTACTGCTCGTCCTGCCTCGGCCAGTACCCCGAGCGCAGGCACGTTGAGTTCCCCGCCTCCGTTGACCGCGGCTTCGGCCCGGAGATGGAGGACGGCATGCGGATCAACTACGACGACCTGATCCTCTGCGAGGACTGCATCCGCGAAGGCGGGGCCTTCGTGGGGCTCGTGCCGGAGGGCGAGGCCGAGCAGGAATGCAAACGCCTGCGCAAGATGCTCGCCGAAGAAAAGCTCAATCGCGAGGTCGCAGAGCGCTACGCCAACCGCATGGAGGAGGCGATCGCGAACCGGCCCGAGCCGATCCACGTCGCCCGACCGCGGGGCAAGCCCCGTGGCTGACGTCGGCTCATCGCTGGTCTCCGGCAAGAAGACGGTCACGAGCGCGGGCACGCGCGAACGCCTCGCGAACGATCCCAGCGTCTCCTGCCTCTCGGTCGTGATCCAGGCGCTCGCCACGAACGAAGGCGAAGTCGTCGTGGGCGGCGTGACCGTCGTCGCCGCCAAGGGCACGCACGCCGCCCCCGAACGCATCGGCATCGCGCTCGGCGCGGGGCAGACACTCGCAATGGACATCTCCTCGACGGACGCGATCTACCTCGACGTGACCACCTCCGGCGACGGCGTGGGCTACCTCGCGATCCTCGTCTGATGACGCACATCGCCTTCGGCGAGAACGGCATCCTGCGAAGCGGTGCCACCGGCGGCATCGGGCTCGCGGATTACGTCATCACCAAGAACGGCACCGTCACACAGTCCGTGAACACCGCCACGGGCGTGATCACGTACAGCGGCACGAACGCGGCAACCGTCTTCCAGTCGACGATCAACGCCCTGAAGGCGGCCGGCGGGCTCGTCGGCTTCAAGGGCAAGCACGAACTGACCGAAGGGATCACGATCTACAACGGCGTCGGCCTGATGGGCCAGGGGCCACAGGTCCAGCCCACGGAAGGTGAAGTCTCGATCCTCAAGGCCTCCGAAGCCGTCACCGGGCCGATCATCACGGTCGAACAGGCCGCGGGCGATCCGAAGACCTTCACCTCCTTTGCCGACTTCGTGCTCGCCGGCACGCACCCGCAGACCGGGCAGCACGGCATCCTCTTCAAGGAAGGCGGCGGCGAAGTGCTCGATGCCTACTTGGACCACGTACTCGTCTTCGACACGGGCGGCTCGGGCGTGGCGATTCAGAACACGACGGTGAAGATCTGGATCGAAAGCTGCTACTTCGAGCACTGCCAGGGCCACGGCATCCTCTCCGGCCCGGAAGCGACTACCAAGCACGCATCGACGATGCGCGTGAGCAACTGTTACATCTACGCGAACAAGAAGTTCGGGATCTACTCGGAATACGGCGACCGCGTCTTCATCCACAACAACCACATCTGGCTGAACGAAGAAGGCGGCGCCAAGCTCTTCCTGCCTCCGAACGCGCCGGTCCTCGTGGAGGGAAACAGCTTTCGCGAAAATGGCGGCGCGGCGCATCCCGTCGTGCTGATCCGCGGCACGTCGGCGACATACCACGGCGAATTCCTGATAAGCGGCAACGAGTTCGAGGACGAACGCGCCGAAGGCTCGAAGGCGCTGCACTTCGTCTCGACGGCCACCAATACGCAGTGCAAGGGCGCGATCCAGGCCAATCTCTTCAAGGGCAACCACGCCAGCGAACTGCCTGTGACGATCGAAGCCGCGGAAGCGAACGCGATGATCGTGCGTGGCAACCGCGGCTTCAACGACACCTGGGGCAAGCTCGCAAACCCGTTCGACAAGACCACGAAGTCGATGGGACTCGAGGGCACCGAATCGGCCCCGGAACGCGCTGCACAGGAATACGTGCTGCGTTCCTGCGATCTCTACCTCTCGATAACGGGCGGGGAAGGTGTGAGGCTCACGACCAAGGACGCCGCTGGCAACACGTTCCAGAACGAAGTCGCGACCTTCGTGGGGGCGCTCTTCGTCGGCATGAAGCTGATCGTCGAATACAACGCCGGTCACGCGCCGACCGTCGTCGCGAGCGTCATATGAGCTACGCACTCGCCGCGCTCTGCCTCGCCCTGATCGGCGCGCTCTGCTGGTTCTTCTGGATGCACCTGCGCGCCGCCGCGGACTGGCAGGAGGAGCGCGAAGCGCTGATCGAACGGATCCAGCACCCCGAGTCGGCGCCCACGACATTCGCCGCCACGCCGAGCGTCCATCGCGAGCCACCTGAAGATGCCACGGAGCTCGCCCATGTCGGCACGACGGTGCCCGACTACGTCCATCTGAAGCGCAAGGACTACGCGCACATCGGCGCCGTCGTCCCCGACGGCGCGATAGCGGGAGACCAGGATGGCGTTGTTAGGTAAGAAGAACCGCTCGACCTACCACAAGGACGAAACGCTCAAGGACCTCGAAAAGCTCGAGGCCCAGGCGAAGGGCCTGCACTCGCGCTTTGAAAATACTTGGTATCTCAATATGTCCTATTACGTAGGTGAACAATGGATCTTCTGGAACCGCGGAAGACTCGACAGGCCCGTGCTGCCTCCGTGGCGGGTCACGTTCACCGACAATCGCATCACGGGGATCATCAACACCGAGCTCGCGCGCATGACGCGCCAGCGCCCCGCGTGGCAGGTGGTCCCGACCTCGGCGGACGACCAGGACATTCAGGCCTCCCAGACGGGCGAGAAAATCCTCGACTACCTCTGGCGGCACCTGCACATGGAACACCGCCTCTACGAGGTGCTCCTGTGGTCGCGCGTCTGCGGCGCGGGCTTCTGGAAGATCTACTGGGACTCCGCGAAGGGCCAGTCGGTGAACATCGTCACCGACCAGGAAGGCAAGCCGGTGATGGATACGCGCACCAGCATGCCGATGCGCCCGGAGCACTTCGGCGAAGAAGGGCTGCCGGAAGGGCTGCAGGAAAAGCTCATCGCCACGGGCGACGTCACGATCGAAACGTACTCGCCCTTCGAGCTCCTGCCCGACCCGATCCCGCGCAACTTCGAGGACTGCGAATGGACCTTCCAGCTCGCGGTCAAGAGCCCGGAGTGGGTCAAGCGCCACTACGGCCAGGAAGTCGAGCCCGACACCGACGTCGCTCCGGGTCCGGTCGAATCGCGTCTCTTCCCCTCCTTCCAGCTCGGGGGGACGTCGGGCTACAAGGGCGTGAAGCTGCACGAGTACTGGGCCAAGCGTTCCTCGCAGCACCCCGAAGGGCGCCACGTCGTCTTCGCGCGCGGGAAGATCCTCTACGAAGGTCCGAACGAATACGGCTGCCTGCCCTATGTGATGTTCAAGGGCATCTGGGTCCCCGGACGCCTCTGGCCCTCCTCGATCGTCGAGTTCCTGCGCTCGCCGCAGACGGAACTGAACAAGATCAAGTCGCAGCTGATCGAGAACCTGCAGCGCTTCGGCAACCCCTCACTGTTGTGCTCAAAGCAGGCCGGGATCGCGATTGAGGGCGTTCCGGGCGAGCGCGTCGACTACGACGACACGACGCCGAACGCGATCCCCTCCTACTTGATGCCCCCGTCGATCCCCGCCTGGGTGGAAAAGCAGATCGAACGCTGCGAACAGTCGATCCAGGAGATCTCCGGCCAGCACGAAGTCTCGAACGCCCAGGTCCCCCCCGGCGTGAAGGCCGCCTCCGCGATCAACCTTCTCCAGGAGGCCGACGACACGCGCCTTGGCCCGACGATCCGCCAGATGGAGGACACGATGGGCGAAGCGGGCACGATGCTGCTGAAGCTCGTCGCGGAGAACTGGACGGACGAGCGCATGGTGATGATCGCGGGCGAGGACCATGCCTGGGACGCGATGTCATTCAGGGGCGCCGCGCTGAAGGGCAACACGCGCGCCGAAGTGCAGGCCGGCTCGTCCTTCCCGCACTCGAAGGCGGCGCGGCAGGCGGCGATGCAGGACATCCTCCAGCTCTTCCTGCAGTACGAGGGCGTGCCGATCGACCCGCGCCAGCTGCGCAAGTTCCTGAAGCTCTATGAAGCGGGCGGGCTCGAGGCGCTCTTCGCCGACCTCACCGTCTCGGAGTCGCAGATCAACCGCGAGCACCAGAAGCTCGCGCAGGGAATCCCGATCGGCATCAATCCCTTCGACGAACACCAGGCGCACATCCTCGGGCACACCGAATGGCAGCGCACGGCGAGCTACGAAAACCTGCCCTCGCAGGTGGGAATCAACACGGAACGCCACGTTCAGGAACACCGCGAACAGCTGATCGCGGCACAGGCGCCGCTGATGGAGCAACCACTACAACCAGGAGGCCAGAATGGCAACCAAAACGGCCAAGTCCAGCAGGCAGTCGGCCAAGGAGCCGGAGGCCCCCAAGGCTGAGGAGCCCGTAACACCGGAGGTGGTCGAAGCTGCTGTGAAGGCCATCGACGCCAAGGACGCCGAGGCCGCCGCGGTGGAAGCGGCGATCGAGGAAGCGCGCGTCGTCGAGCCCGGCCACGACAACGGCCGCGTGTGGCGCAAGCGCACCGATGCCGACGTGCTCTCGGGCGAGTTCTGCACGGTCACGGACGGCCCGGAGGCGGGCACCTACGCGGTCTTCGTCGAAGGGCATGGCGAAAAGGACGGCTTCCCGGAGACGGCGACGATCAAGTCCCGCGACGACCGCGACGTGCTGCTGACGGTCCCCTACGCCTCACTGCGGCCTGACGTGCCGGGGAGGCGCTGATGAAGCCCGGAGACAGAGTGACGCTGCCGGACGGCTCTCAGGGCCTCATCCAATCCGTCAATGAACACGTGCCAAACGCGCCCTACATGGTGAGTGTCGATACGGATGAACGCCATGAGGACGGTGCCCCGAAGCGCATCTGGAGTGATCGCAAGGCTTCTGAACTGGAGGTGATCTGATGGCCGTTGCATCCCGGTCCATACGCAATCTCGAGGCCGCGGTTGAGGGTTTCCACCGTGAGCACGGCTCCTCGCCGGAGCACGAGGGCGCATCGAAGCTTTTGCAGCGCGCGATGGCGGAATTGCACGGCGCGGGCCCTCCGCCCTCACCGGGTGAGAACGCCGCGCACCTGGCGGCGATGGGCTCGGAGACCGGCCACGCCGGCGGCGATGGCCAGGTCCGTTCGAACGAGTCGGGCTCCGCGGGCCACGGCGAGCCCGTGGTGGACATCCACGGCTCTTCGGAGCGCTCTGACCACATGACCAAGACGGAGCCCGTGCCCTCGCGCGGCAACGTTATCTCGGCGATGCCCGGCGGCATGGCGGGCGGTACCTCGGAGGTCCGCAGGATCGCCGCGCAGCGCGAGATGTCCCGTCGCGACTCGCGCTTCTCGCCGCTCACGCGCGCGGGCGAGTCCAACAAGGAGTCCAACCCGAAGGGCGAGGGCTATCCCGCGGGTGGCCGCATCGGGAACGCCACGAGCTCGGTGAAGAAGCTCGGCGCTGTCGGCGGCGACGGCGACTCCGACGACATGGAGCGAAACCCCGTGAGGCTGCAGCAGCAGCGCAACCCCTTCGCCAGGGCCTCAGAGCAGGCGAGGGCGCGCTTCCGCGGCGGGCGTGGCTGAGACCTCCTGGGCGCGCGATCCGGTCGCCCGCCTCTGCGAAGACATCCACATCTGCCTAGATGACTGGGGCGAAGACCCCGCCTATGCCGAGGCTGCGTTCAAGCTGCGTCAGGTCGAGCGCGAACTGGACGTGATCTGCGCTTCGCCGGGCCGCAGAGAGGCGCTGCGCGCATCCGGTCCCGCCGGCGGCCAAGAGGCCCACGAGCGCTATGGCGTTAGCTGAGTCGATCGTCGGCGGCAAGAAGGAACTCGCCGCCTCGAACACGGCCGAAGCGCTCACCACCACCTCGCGCATCATCACGGGGCTCATCATCAAGGCCTCCTCGGCCAACACGCATCCGGTCTACGTCGGCTCCTCCGAAGTGAACGCGAACTGGCCGTACCTGGAAGCGAAGGAATGGCTCTCCTTCAACGTCGCCGATCCCTCGAAGTTCTACGTCTACGGCACGATGGCCGACTCCGTGACCTGGATGGCGCTCGTGCCGTGACCGAGATCGACGGGGGCGGGGGCGGAGGAGGCAGTGCTACCGCCTCGCTCGCGACGGCTCTCGCGGGCGCCGAAGCACACGTCACCTCCGTCACGGGCGGCGCGGTCCAGGAAGCATGGGAACCGCCGACCGTAGAAGGCAAGAACGCCTCGCTGATCTGGTTCGACCTCGAGGCGATCGGCGCGAGCATCACGATCGGCGGGATCAAGGCGCCGGCGGCGGGACAGCCCACGCGGATGGTCTTGGTGAAGACGAGCACGACGAAGTTCCTGCTCTTCAAGCACGAAGCCGGCACCGCAGAAGCGAAGAACCGGATCGTCTCGGACACCGGCGGCAATGTCGAAGTCACGTCCACGCTGAAGGGCCGCGTGGAACTCGAATACGACCGCGAAATCGAACGCTGGTTCTTTCCGACGCCGTTCATTCCCAGCAACAGCGTTAGCCACGAAGCGCTGCGGGAAAACGTTGTCTTCTACAACAACATCAAGACGATCGCTGACGCGGAAAACCCGGCAGCGGGCGCGATCAAGACGATCGCGGAACACGTCGTCGGCGCGGGCTTCCGCGCGCGGCTGCAGGGCAACAATGTGCTCACGGAATTCACGATCACGCACAACCTCGGCACCGTGCAGCCCGTCGTGGCGCTCTGGAAGATCACGCACGAACAGGAAGAAGTCGAAGAATGGGAAACCGCTGAACCCGTGAGCATCCTCGGCACCGAACCCCGCCTGCATGCCGTGAACGCGAACTCGATCAAGCTGACCTTCGCGGTCCATCCCGCGATCGGGACCGTCTACTGGGTGACGGTGATGCGCTGATGCCGATTCCGACGAGCATCACGATCAACTTCGCCTCCGAAGCGCAGGCGCTGCGCGCGGCGAAGGCGCTCTGCGCCAAGTTCGCCCTGCCCGTCACCGGCCCCAACGCGAAGCTGGCGCTTCGCACCTGGATGAACGAAGTGGTGCGCGAATACGAGCGCGCACAGCTCGAAGTCGAAGAACTCGGCTCCTCATAGCTTCGCCCTTCGGGGCGTGCAGTCTCCCTGCGGGTGTCCCCGCAAGGATCGTCTAGTCAAAGGAGAAGCACATGATTCTCGAAGGGCAGGTCGGCCCGCAATCGCGCACCGACGGCGCCACGATCCCCACGCGCTCCGCGCGCGACGGGACGTTGGTGCTGCGCGAGGGGGCCGGTCGCTACAGCGAATCCTCGCTGCGCGGCAACATCTACACGCTCTTCTCGGGCGAAGTCTCGGGCGCCACGGCGCTCAACAAGGAATCGGCCGCGGGCACGATCAAGCTCATCTGCGGCATCTACAACCCCGCCGGCTCGAACACCTACGCGGTGGTGCTCGACTTCATCGCGTCGGTCATCGAAGGCACGAAGATGTCCGGTCCCTTCGTGTACTCCTACCAGCAGTGCCCCGCGGTGACCTCGACCGCCACGGGCACGATCCAGTCGTGCAACATCAACCCCAAGGCGAACACGAGGATGATCGCCCAGAACAACGTCGTCATCGTCCGCCAGGACGCCGCCGCGACGACGTTCACCTCATTGCGCATGGTGGGCGGCTCGGCGAACAAGGAATCGGCGCTCTCTGCCTCCGTGCCCGAGCAGCGCGACCGTCCCGAAGGCTCGATCGTGATACCGCCCGGCACGATCTTCGGCATCAACGAGTGGGCGGCCGGAACCGAATCGAAGTACATCGCATCCCTCACCTGGGAAGAGATCGGAGGCTGACATGAATCTCGAAACCACAGTCGGTCCACAGCTGAACAAGCAGGACGGCACGATCGGCCCGTTGCGCGGCGCGCGCGACGGCGCGATCGTCGTGCGCGATGCCGCGGCCCGCTACGCGGAGACCAGCTTGCGCGGGAACGTCTACTCGCTCTACTCGACGGAACTGACCGCAGCGGCGGCCTTCAACAAGGAATCCGCGGCCGGCACGGCGAAGCTCATTTGCGGGCTCTTCAACCCCACGAACTCGGGCACGAACGCCGTCGTGCTGGACTTCATCCTCTCGATCGTGGAAGGCACGAAGATGTCAGGACCGTTCGTGTACTCGTTCCAGCAGTGCCCGAACATCACCTCGGCAGCGACCGGCACGATCCGCCCGGCGCTGATCGGCAACAACACGCCGTCGAAGATGGTGGCCCAGAACAACGTCGCGGTGGCCCGTCAGGACGGCGCGACCACGAACCTCTCGGTCCTGCGGCTCGCCTGCGGCTCGGCCAACAACGCGACCGCGCTGACGGCGGCCGTGCCCGAGCAGCGAGATCGCCCCGAAGGGCAGATCGTCGTCCCGCCGGGGACGATCTTCGGGGTCTCGGAGTGGGCCACGGGCGAAGCTTCCAAGTACGTGGCAACGCTGACCTGGGAAGAGCTGGTCGGTTAACTCTCGCCGGCTGACGCCGGCCCAATAGCAGCGCCAAGGGTCAAGGGAGCGGCCGCCAAGGCCGCGCGGTACAGCGCCGCTCTCTAGCGATTACAGCGCAGAAGGAGCAGCAAATGCCAGATGGCGTACAGCCCGATGCGGGCCAAGGCACCGACGGCGGAGGTCCGTACGACTCCTACCTTCAATTCGTTCCCGAGGCACGCCACGGCGAAGCCGTGGAGCACCTGCAGGGGATCTCGAAACCAATCGAACGCCAGCAGGAAGAGGCGGCGACCTTCCGCAAGCAGTGGGAGCCCTATGCCGAATCTGGCATTTTGGACTACCCGCCGGAGGACGCGCAGGCCCTTTTCGGCTGGCACCAAGGCATCGCCGGCGATCCCGCCGCCGCTCAGCAGTGGTGGGAGTCCTTCGGCCGTGAAAACGGCTGGACGCTCGCCGCCGAGGAAGCCCAGGCCGAGGAGGACCTCGAAGCCCAGGGCTTCAGCGCCGAGCAGGCGCAGGCGATGGTCGCCGAAGCCGTCGCACCGCTGCAGCAGCAGTACGAGGAGCTCGCATTCGACCGCAACGCGGACATCGAAGCGGATGCGATGAACGCCGAGATCGGCCGTCTCGCGAAGGAGATGGGGCTCGGCGAGCTCTCCAACGAGCAGCGCGCGATGGTCTACGACCTCGGCATGCCCTTCGTCACAAACGAGAAGGGCGAGGAACTCCCGGTGGGCGACACGAGCTGGGTGAAGGAGGGGCTGGAACGCTTCAAGGCGATCCACTCCGAGGCCCAGCGGTTGTTCGTCAACGAGAAGGCCGAAGCGCCCGCGGGCACCGTCACCAAGGGCGGCGTCGAGCAGGGCAAGAAGACACTCGATTGGAACGAGGCCGGAAAGCAGGCTCGGGAGCTGATGCGTCAATCGCTCAGAACCTGAAAGGAAAAAGCATAAATGGGAGGTCAAACTCTCACCTTGGCCGACTCGGCGCTGAAGGACTTCTATGTGGGTCCGATCGTCGAGGAGATCAACCAGAAGACGTACTGCCTCGACCAGATCGAGCGCGATTCGGACCACATCGCCTACACCGGTAGGCGGGCCGTGGTGCCGGTCCACAAGAACCGCAACCGCGGCCGCGCGTCGATCGCCGAGGGTGGCAACCTGCCGAAGGCAAAGCGCCAGACCTGGCTCGACGCGATCATCCCGATCCGCGAGCACACCTACGCGATCGAACTGACGGACCTCTCGATCGAAGCCACGAAGTCGGACGAGGGCGCATTCATCTCGTTGATGGAGGCGGAGACGAAGGGCGTCGCGATCGACATGCGCAAGGACATAAACCGCCAGGTCTTCGGCGAAGGAAACGGCCTGCTCGGCACCTGCGGCACGACCGGGGGCTCGACCGAAATGGTCATGAACACGGAATACGACACGCAGTACATCCGTGAAGAAGACACCGTGGACGTGCTCGTGAAGTCCTCGGGCGCGGTCTCGACGGGAGCGTCCGAAGCCGAAGTCACGAAGCGCGAAGTCTCGACGAAGAAGATCTTCCTCTCGGCGTCGGTGACGACGGATACGACCTTCGGCGTCTACATCCACGGCAACCGTAACCTCGAGATGGACGGCTTGCGGAACATGACCGCGAAGAGTCGCACGCTTCACTCGATCGACTCGACGCAGGCGGGCAACCGCATCTGGGACGGCAACGTCCAGGAAGTCGGCACCTCGCTCTCGGCGCTGTCGGTCGCGGGCGAGTCCTCGTTCGAGAAGCTCGCGGACGAAGTCGGGGCGCGCGGCAACGGAGACGTGGAGGTCTTCCTCACCTCGCGCGGAGTGCGCCGCAGGCTCGCAGACAGCTATCAGAGCCAGAAGCGCTTCAACGACTCCGACGCCGTCGACGTTCACGGCGGATATTCCGCGATCATGGTGAACGAGATCCCGGTGGTGGCGGATGACGATTGCCCGAAGACGTTTGCCTTCGGCTTCAACAAGTCCGCCTTCAAGTGGTTCGAGCTCGTGAAGCCCGGCTTCCTGCAGAAGGGAGACGGCGGCATCTTCCAGCTCCAGACCGCAGGAACGGGCGTTTGGGCGTCGGGCTGGGTCGCGTTCTTCGTCTGGTACGCCTCGTTTGGGTGCGTTGCGCCCAACCGCACGGGCCAGTTGAAGTTCTGCTCCGACGACGCGCCGCTGGAAGGCGAAAAGTAAGGGAAACGGGAATTGGGGGCTGCCTCCGGGCGGCCCCCTCCTCGAAAGGAAACTGCATGGCTCTCACCTATGGCACGCCCACGCGGCTCTCGATCGGCGCGCGCTACGAGGCGATCACGAAGGTCACGTTCGACACCTCCTACGTCGAACACGGCTACGAACTCGAACTGAAGAAGCTCGTGAACCCGGAACTCGCCGATCTCGAAGTCGCGCTGATCGAAGCCACCACCGCGAACAACGAATCGACGGGCGCCTACGTCACCTTCATCAACAACGTCAGCCCCTATAAGCTGCAGCTCTTCGGGGGAGCGGCCTCGGGCGTGGCGCTGGCGGAAGTCACCTCGACGACCAACGTCTCGGCCTACTTCTGCTACGTGAAGGTGATCGGCCGTTGATAACGCCGGCCACGCTCGTACAGGTGCGCGAAGGCCGCAACGGGCGCATGATCGCCGTCGAGGACGACGTGCAGTCGATCTGCCGTGAACTCAAGCAGATCGACCCCTCACTGGGCGTGGACTGGAACGACCGGGAAGAGTACTTCCGCGTCTTCCAGATGATCGATGACGACGGCAGGACCAAGAAGCACACCGTCCTCACCGCGCAGGAGCTGACGCCCGAGATCGTCGTGCGCCTGCGCATGCTTGTGCACCCGGACTACGACTACTCGCGCGAGGTCGAGCGAAAGCACGACCGCGCCGACCGCGAGAAGGATCACGCCTTTCACGAGCGCACGGGCGAGGGCGGCGAACGCCTGTACTGGGCGATCCGCAAGGACCTGGGGCTGAAACCGCGGGCCTTCATCCCCAAGGACATCTCGTGAGATGGACCTCGAGCGAGCGGCGCATCCTGCGCCGGCTCGACGAAATCGAAGACCTCATACGAAAGGAGCAGCAAGACATGGACGCAGCAGGTGAAGCACTGAAGGCATCGATCGAAGGCCTCCAGACGGAGGAGAACGAAACCCACGCGGCGGTCGCGGCGGCGGGCACGAAGTTCACCGAACTGAAGGAAAAGCTCGAACACGTCGTCACGACGGGTGCGCTCTCGGATGAAGAAGCCGCAGCGCTCACCGCGCTCGCCAACGGCGTTGCGACGAACCTGACCGAAGCGACCGACACGCTGAAGGCGGACACCGCAGCCGCCTAGTCCATGAGCAACACGGCGACCGTCCTCGAAAACTACAAGGACATCCAGGACGAGGTCCTGCAGTTCGGCTTCAACGACGGTCCCCAGGTCAACCGCAACCGCGTCAAGCGCTGGGTCAACGAGGCCCAGCGCCAGATCGCGCGCCAGGTGGACTCGCCGGAGTTCCTGCAGATCGAACCGATCACGCTCGAAGCCGAAGTCTTCAAGTACCCGCTACCGGCGCGTCTGCTGCGGATCCTCGTGGTCTGGTACCAGGAACAGGCGATCCGCCTGCGCCCGCTCGAAGCCTCGCAGTTCACGATGAACTCGCCGAAGATCACGCAGGGACCGCCGACGCTCTACTACCTCCACAAGGGCGAACTGTGGACGTTCCCGAAGCCGGTCTCCTCGGTGGTCGGTGAAAACCTCGAAGTCTTCTACTTCCGTGAACCGGCGCGGCTCGTGGGCGACACCGACGAACCGGAACTGAACTCGAACTACTGGCACCTGCTCGTCGACTACGCGGCCAGGCGCGCCTTCGAGGCCGAAGACGACTACGAGGCGGCGCAGTACTTCGAAGGCCGCTTCAAGGCCGAGCTCGACAGCTACGCCTCGGACGTGCAGTGGCGCGAGCAGGACAAGCCGCGCGTGCTCTCCGGCTCCTGGGCCGGTGCCGGCTATGGGAGCCGGCTGATGTTCTAAGGAGGTGTGATGGCTTACGAAGGATTCGCCAAGCTCGAGGGCAAGCTCTCAAAGCGTCCCGGCGTCACCAACCCCGGTGCGCTTGCGGCTGCGATCGGCCGACGCAAGTACGGATCGGCCAAGTTCAACAAGGCGGCGCGCACGCACACCTCGCTCAGGAAGGCGGCTGCCGCCAGGGCGCTCAAGAAGTGAGGGGAACCCCGTTCATCCATGAAGGCTGGACGGGCGGGCTCAATACGATCGACTCGCCGTACACGATTGAGGACACGGAGTCCCGCGACTGCCTGAACGTGGTCTCCACGACTAGGGGCTCGATCAAGAAGCGCACGGGCTCAACGCTCTTCTCAGAAGCGGTGGCCGCCTTCCCGGCCTCGCTGCCGGTCACCGATTCCTTCGAACGCGCCAACGAAGACCCGCTCTCGAACGACGGCCAGTGGAGCCGCCTGCCCGAACCCGGTAACACGGGGACCGGCAAGATCGAAACGAACCGCTGGCGCGTCAAGGAAACCTTCCCGGTCACCGAAGGAGCGCTCTGGCGCACCGAACAGGAACACCCCGCGGTCTCGGTGCAGATCGCCACGGTGCCGCCGCAGAACGAACGCATCTTCGGGCTCTGGGCGTGCCTGCCGAAGGCCGCGCTGACACATCCCGAAGACACGACCAACAGCGGCTACTTCCTGCGCTTCGAAGTCTCGATCGGCGCTGAACACAAGCACAAGGTCACGCTCGAGCGCTGGGAAGCGAACGTCAAGACGGTGCTCGAAACGGCCGAACCGATCGTCGTCGAATCGGGCGACTCGATCGGTATGACAGTGCTGAACGGCAAGGTGACCGGCTGGCGCAAGCACGCCGGCATCTGGAGCGAAGTCACAAGCCATACCGACACGGCCTTCACCACGGGCTTTCAGGGCATCGAGGCGAACGGGACCTCCGTGCGGATGGCGAACTTCTCGCTCGGCAAGGCGGTGATCGGCGAACCGGCGCCGAGCGGCGTCGAGCTGACCTCGATCTTCCCGGTTGTCGTCTCCTCCGTGAAGTGGTTGATCGCCGCCGGCGGTACGAAGGTCTACAAGATCTCGACCGCCGGCGCGATCACCGAACTCGGCGGGGGTTTCACGTCGAACCTGCGCTGGTCGATCGTGGAGGCGCCGACCGGCACGGGGGTTGCCAGCATGGGGCCGGTCTACCTCTCGAACGGCACCGATGCGCCGCAGACGTGGACGGGGACGGAACTGAAGGAATGGACGGGGGTGGCCGCGGCGGTCGAAAAGACCGACGGCGAAATCGTCGAAGGGCTGCCGCGCCTCTCCTCGAAGACCGCGAACTTCCAGCCCTCGGACGTCGGTCTCTTGATCGAAGGCGAAGGTATCCCCGCGAACACGACCGTCTTCGCCGTCGTCAACCCGACGACGATCGAACTCTCCCAGAACGCCACTGCCACGGGCACGACGAAGCACTTCACGCTCAAGCGCAGCTACTACGAAACCGGCGGCAAGCACGTCCCCAAGGGCAAGTACATGATCTTCGCGGGCAACCGCATTTGGATGACGGGGATCTCATCCGATCCCTCTGCCGTCTGGTTCTCCGAACTCGTCTCGATCGGCGAAGGCGGCGCCCAGGGCGATCCGACCGCGTGGCCGAAGACGAACGTCGTGCGCTTCGACTCCTCCGACGGCAAGCCGATCACGGGTATCGGCCTCGCCGGCCCCTACGTCGTCGTCTTCAAGGAACGTAAGACGTGGGTCATCCACGACCTGAACACGGGGGCCAACCGGCGCATCGCGGACACGATCGGCTGCGTCTCGCATCGCTCGATCGTCGAGACCACGGGCGGGACCTTCTTCCTCACGGCGGACGCGGGCGTCTACGTGCTCGAGGGCTCGCGCCTGCAGGAACTCTCCTACAAGGTGCGCCCGACGATCCTCGGCATCAACCAGGAAAAGCGCGAACAGGCCACCGGCGCCTACTTCGGCAACCACTACTACGTCTCCTTTCCCTCGGGCACCTCGGCCACCAACAACCGCACGCTCGACTACGACGCGCAGCTGAAGACGTGGTGGCTTCACGACGTCGTCGCGAACCAGTGGGCGGTCTGGGAACCCTCCGGCGAAACGAACCTCTACGCCGCCCGGCCCGGAGCGAGCAAGGGCGTCATCCGTGCCTTCGTGCCCGGTGTCTTCACCGACGTCGAAGAAAACTACGCTGGCGCCGAAGGGCTCGCGGCCTACTGGAAGGGCGCGTGGCTGCCCTTCTACATGTTCATCTTCCGCCATCGCGTGAAGACGCCGCAGCTCAAGAAGCGCCTGCGCATGATCCACCTCGACGGCTCCGGCGAAGTGATCCCGACGGTGTACAAGGAGTTTGAGATCGCGGGCACGCAGATGGCGGGCGTACCGGGAGCGAAGCCGGAGACCGAACCCGAACTGCCGATCAAGTTCTCCGCGGGCGAACAGCTCTTCGCCAATACCAACGAAGAACAGATCTTCGGCGGCGAACTCTTCCAGGGCCTCGTCGAGATCTTCGGTGGTGCCACGGTGACCCAGGGCGCCCGCATCTACTCGCTCGGGACCGCGGACGTGTGGTCGATCGCGTTCGGCAACAGCACCTCCGCCGACTTCCAGATCGACTCCTACACGACGATGGGGCAATTCCGCAAGAGCTGAGGGGGCATGACCGAACTCTCATTTGAAAACCCCGAAGTCGGCAAGCCGGACAAGACCGAGGAGCCGAAGATCCCGACGGCCTTCACGAAGATCAAGGAAGTCGTCAACGGCAAGCTGAACTCGGGGAACATCGAAGCGAAGGGCATCGCCACCTCGAACCTCGCCGACGAATCGGTCACGGAAGGCAAGCTCTCCGAAGCGGTGCGCAACAAGCTCTCGGCCCCCTCCTCGGCGCACTCCGAAATCGCCACCGAACAGAACCGCGAAAACGCGGCTTACGGCAAGCTGGGGACGCCGGACGAAGTCGAAATCGTCGTACCTGCGCACGGCCTGACATTGATCTGGTTCACGGCGCAGTGGAAGTGCTCCTCGACGGGCAACGCGCGGGCGGCGCTCTTTATCGGCGCCAACCAGCTGAAGGTCGCGAGCTCCAAGGGCGTCGCCTCCACGCAGGCGGCGATCGACGAACCCGCGGGCATCAACCCCGAAATCTTCCGCACGCTCACGACCTGTCCCGTCGGTCTCGCCAGCTACGGCGGCGCGAACGCGACGGGCGACGTGACCACCGGCCAAGCGGTCGGATTCGTACCCGCCGGCGGCAGCTATGGGCTGGAGATCAACGGTGAAATCATCAACACGAACACCGCGGACATCGCGGCCATCGGCTTCGGCGGCGCCTGCGCCATCTTCGGCCTCGCGGCGGCCACCTACGCGTTCAGCGTGCAGTTCAAGTCGAGCGCGGGCAATGTGAAGGTCAAAAACCGCAAGCTCTTCGCGGAATCGCGGTCCTTCTAGCCGGCCTGAACGTTCGAGAGTTCTGGCGGCGGCGAGCCCGGCGGCAGCAGGGGTATCCGGATCGGACACCGCGCTTCGACCGTTTCGCCCCTTGCGTTGCGTTCGAGGCAGACATGCTGCGCTGCGCGTGGACGGTGGTGGTGATGCCGATGCGCCAGCGCTGTCCCTGGGACTAGGAGCCCCACCACGAGGGCCGATATGGCGATAACTTGCTTCATGTCAACTCCCTTCGCCGAGTTGGCCGGCCCCGGAGCGTATCAGCGCTTGCGGGGCATTTTCGTCTTACTGGACGAGAGTACCACCAGGAGGCCCGAATGCAAAAGCTCCGCCATCTTCCCGTTGCGAGCCTCGACGACGTCACGCACAACTTCGAGCAGCTCGAATCGGAATCGCCGCAGAACCTCGGCACGATCAGGATTCCGAAGCTCACGGCGGGCGGCAAGCCGGGGCAGCTCACGATCCGCGAAGGGCTGATCGTCTCCTTCGTGAGCCCGACGTAGATGGCCTTCGGAGGCATCCAGGCACCCAACGCGCTGGGGGCGGGCCGTCCCCGCGTCGTCTCCCAGCGCCCGCAGCGGATCACCGTCGGGCGTCCCCCGCGCACGGGCACGCGCCAGGGCCGCTCGACCGCGCAGCGCTCCGGCGCGCCCTCCGCGCAGGCACCGCTTCAGACGGGACCCCCTCCGCCTTCGGGAGGCGCCGGCGAACCCTCTCCCTTCAGCGCCTCCTACCAGGCGAACATCGCCGCGCTCGAACACCAGTACCAGGCCACGCTCGCGCGCAACCTCGCCACCGAACAGCGCGACGTCGGCATCGAGCACTACAACGTCGGCCAGCTGAACCTCGCCGAACCGCGCAACATCCAGGCGACTCGGAATCGCGCCAACACCGAAGGGCTCACGGAATCAGGCATCCTCGGCCAGCGCACGGGCCTCGTACAGCAGAAGGCGACGTTTGCGCGCGCGCAGCAGGCCAACCGCTTGCAGGAACAGCGCGACGTGCTGGCGGGGCAGAACCGCGCGGCCTTCGAAAACCTGCAGGTGGGGAGAGCCGCGGCGGATGCCGAACGGGCGGAGCGCGAAGCCGAAGCGCGCACGCTCAGAGAAGAACCGCAGGCCGCTCTACCGCCCGCTGCTCCTGGAGGACCACCGCGCGTGATCGCCCAGACCCCGCAGCGGCGCACGGTCACCCCGCGTAGAGCAGCCGCCAATCGCGCGGCAAGGAGGCGTTGATGGCTCAGTCGTTCGGAACACCCTCGGGTTTCACCGTGCCCGGCCAGGCCGAGCAGGAATTCGCGCGCAAGCGCCTGGAACGTCTGCAGAAGGGCGAAGACAAGGAGTCGAAGAAGCCCGCTCCGCCCACTGAACCGAAGCTGCGCTCCTACTGATGGCGAGCGGCGGAACAGCAGCCCCCGGCTCGAGAGTCTCCGCGGCGGCGCAGGCGCTCGGAGCTCCCCGCGCACCTTCGAGGGGCAAGCCCGCGCCGAAGGCCAAGCCGCAGCGACCGCCGGCTCCGCCTCAGCGCGGACAGACGCAGGCTACACACGAGCAGGTGACCCAGCACCAGGGCACCGCACATCCGGGCGCTCGAGCACACCTGCCCGGTCAGCAGCAACAGCCGCGGATCTTCAACCCGCTCGGCGGCTTCCTGAACGAACGCCAGCTCGAAGGCGTGGCACGGCGCGAGACGCAGCAGGCGATTCAGCCGATCCGCCAGCGCGAGGGCGAAATCGGGCGCACCGAAGCGGGGATCTCCCAGCGCTTCGGTGGCTACGCGAACGCGGCGCAGCAGAACCTCACGAACCTCCAACAGCAGCAGCAGTCGAACGCCCAGACCTACGAGAACCAGATCGCCGCGAACGCTCTGCGCACCGCGGGGGAAACAGACACCGCCGGGCAGATCGCCGCCACGAACAACGGCGGCCAGGTGGCGCCGGAGGTGCGCGCAGCGCTCTCGCTGGCGGGCAACCAGACCGCGGGCACGGCGATGACGCAGTCGCACCTCGCCGGCAATCTGCAGCAGTCGGAGTCCAACTACCTCACGAACCTCCGGGCAGCGGCGATCCAGCGCGCCACCGAATCGCAGGCGTCGATCCCTTCGGCCTTCGCGAAGCAGCGCGCCGGGCTCGGGCAGGAGGAATCGAAGCTCACCGCAGGCATCCCCGGTCTCGCCTCCAAGCTCGGCCAGGAACAGTTCAAGGACTACCTCACCGCGAAGGGGCTGAACGTCAAGCAGGGCACGCTGGCGCTCAACCAGCAGAGGGCCGCTACGGCTGCACAGCAGGGTGCGGCGAAGATTCAGCAGACCGGCGAACTCGGTCGCGAACGAAATGCGATCACTGCGCGCGGGCAGACGCTCGCCAACAACTCGCGCGAACGCGGCAACCAGATCCGCGAATCCGAACACAACCTGAAGACACGATTGCTCTCCGAGAAGGAACGCTACGACGCGGGCCGCCTGAAGCTCGACGCGATGAAGGCCAACGGCAAGCTGCCGAGCCCGAAGGAAGGCCGCAAGTACATGAGCGAAATCGGGACGGCCGTCTCAGTAGCACGCAGGTACAACGTCAAGACCGCGAAGGGGCAGAAGGAAGCCCGCGAAGCGCTTGCTGCCGGAACAGCCACGGGCAAGGGCGGCGAAGCGGGCAAGGTCGTCTCGCAAGAAGTGATCTCCGCCGCGTTGAACGTTGCCGTCTACGGGCGCCTCTCGCGGGCCGACATGGTGGTGGCCGAAGGCTACGGCCTGAACGCCTCGATCCGGCCCGAATGGTTCCGCACGAAGTAAATGCCGAACCCAGCTCGCGGGGTCACGCTCAAGCTCCCGGCGCTCAAGGCGGCACCTAAGCCCGTCGCCAAGCCCTCTCCCGTCGCGGGGGTGTCGGGGAAGGTCGCGGCACCTGCCAAGGTCATCCCGCAGGCCAAGCCCGTCAAGCAGCCCGGGCCGCTCAGCCCGAAGCTGCCGACCGCGCCGTTCGCCGGAGCCCCGAAGCTCGAACGCGCCTACGCGCAGTCGAAGCCCCCCAAACCGTCATCGAGCGGGGGCCTGCTCTCGGACATCACCTCACCCTTCACGGCGGCGTTCCACATGGTCTACCCGTCCGCGTCGAGGGGCAAGGAAGGCGGGACCGCGGCGACGATCACGCCATCGGCCGCGCAGGGTCTCCTGGGGCGAAAGGCGCAGGCGATGTCGCTGGCGCTTTCGCAGAACCCCATTGGCACCGCAAGGGCGACCGTCTCCTCGGTGCCGGGCGCGCTCAACGCGATGCTCACCGGCACCGGCAGGCTGGTGGGCGAAACCGTCAGCGGTCATCCGGGCCGTGCGCTGAGCGAACTCGCGGACTCCTTCAAGAAGGAATACGACACGCGCTACGGGGGGCTTTCGAAGCCGGGCGGCATAGCGGCGGACGCGGCGCGCATGGAGAAGCAGGGGATGCTGCCGGAGGCCACGGATGTCGCGTCCGTGCTCGTCCCCGGCGAGGCGGGCGCTGGGCGGTTGCTCACGAGGGGTGTGGCGAAGACCGGCTTCGGCGCCGAGGAGTTCGCGAAGGTCGCCAAGTACCGCGAGGCGGTTACGCACGCCTACCAGCACGCGGACGTCCAGAACTTCCTGCGCCGCAAGGACCTGGCGAAGAACCCGGTGGCGAGCATCCCCAAGCCGACGCGCGCCGAGCGCCGCAAGGCCGCGATCTACGAGTCGGCCACTCAACCGCGACCAGGCCTCAGAACGGCTCCCGGCCCCGAGACGCCGAGGATCGAACGCGGCGCAGCGGTCACGATCCAGCCGCGCTCGCCCAATCTCTTCCGCGGCATGCGCCAGACGGCGCTCGACAACGCCAGGCGCAGGGCGCAGCAGCAGTCCCTGCAGAGGGTCGTAGAGGCGCGTCAGCCGCTCGCCTTGGACCGCAACCTGCACGGCTCAGCCGTGCCGGCGCATTACGCCTCGCAACTCGCCTACGACACGCGCCGCGGCGAGGTCACGCCGCTGATCGCCAACCGCACCTTCCTCGGCGCCCAGCGCGCGCAGCGCATCGGCACCTCCTATCTGAAGGGCAAGCAGGTGAGGGGCCGTCGTGCCGAGGGCGAGGCGATCCAGCACGACTTCAATCAGATGCTCCAGCAGGCCACGCCGGAGCAGCAGCGCCTGCTCGTCCACGCCAAGGAAGGCATGCTGCCGCTGCACGATCCGCAGAAGGCTCACGAGTGGCTGAAGGAACTCCACGCGCAGGCGCGCGCGGGTCACGTCGTCAACGGCAAGAACATGATCCCCTGGACCCAGCAGCGCAGCGGGATGGACGTCGCACGCGAGCTCGCCCCGGTGCTGAAGCACATCGACAAGAACGGGCCGGAGTCCGTCTTCACGCCGGAGTTCGAGAAGCTCGTGCACGCGATTCCCGACGAGCGCATGACTACGCCGAGGGTACCGGGGCTGAACCCCGATCAGATCGTCGCACGCCGCTACCTGCCGCAGATGCAGATGCTCGATCAGTGGGCAGAGCGCAACCCGACGCATCCGCTGGCGGGGTCGACGAAGGCGGCCGTCGCGCAGGTCCACCAGCTATTGCAGGCGGGCGAGGATCTCAAGAATCCCGAGCACCTGCAGGCCGAGGCGAACCTGCGCGAAGCGCAGCGCAATGTCGCGAAGACCGAGCAGGTGCGCGAGCGCGCGATCGAGCGCGTCGGCAAGGCGCGCGGAACGCAGGTGGCAGCAGAGCAGGAACGGCTCTCGCGCGCGTCAGAGCAGGTGCGCGCGGCGCACATCGCCGAACGCGAAGCGACGCGCGCGTTGAACGGCACTCGCGGCGCCGCCGCGCAGGAGAAGTTCGTCACCGCCAAGAATCTCGCTGACGAGACCGCCAGAGCGCACGAGCTGCCCACCGACCGGGCCTACGTCGAGCACACGAACATGGGCGCGCGCGACAACTGGGTGCACACGCTCGGCAACCGCGCGCCGAGCGACTTCAAGCGCTGGCAGGGCCAGCTGCAGAAGATGGGCTACCGGCGCACCGACGCGCAGTTGATCCTGCACGGGATCCTCAAGAACATCCGCTACGACTACAACGGGCGCTTCATCCGCGAGTGGGACCAGCGCTTCGGCATCGGCCCGCGCAATATGACGGCCCGCGAGGCCGAGCATTTCCTTCAGCGTTCCGGGCGCAACCCCAACGACTTCGTGATCGGCCACGTCGGCAAGCTGCGTGAATCGCTGATCGACCGCCAGAACGCCGACCATCTGCTGCACCTCGACCAGACGCCCGAGGATCTCACGCGCTCGATGGACCATCTCATCAACGAAGCGGGGCACGTCAACCTGGAGGACCCGCAGAAGGGCGCGCGCATCTACCCGAAGGCGGCATGGGAGGAGCTTCGCGGCGGTATCGGCGGGGGCACGAGCCTCAAGTACGCGAGCGGCCAGGGGCTCGTCGGGCGGCTCGAGGGCAAGGCGAAGGGCCTGCTCTCGAAGGAGATGCTCGGCTTCTTCAACCTTCCCTGGGTGGCGACCATGAGCGCCCTGACCTACCCGATCCAGGGCAAGATGGGCGGCGCCTCGCTGCTGCATTTCCCCGCCGCGGTGAAGTGGTACCGCGGGCTCTCCGAGGGCGACAAGCGCCTATTCGACTCGCAGTTCGGCGTCGACTCCCCGCATCGCACGACGAGTCACGGGATCACGCCGGAGCGGATCGGCTCCGCCACGCCCGCCAAGTTCGAGAACCTCTCGCGCACGCTGCAACTGGTTCGCGAGAGCCCGTTCGGGCAGGCGCTCAACAAGCTCCGTCCCGACGAAGCGCTGCTGAAGGTCGAGCGCGTCCCTCGACGCTACTCGCGCATCGCGGCCGGGCATGAGGGCATCCGCCGCGAGGCGCTTCGCAACATGTGGCGCGAGTCCAAGGGGCTGATGCGCGAGCAGACGAAGCTCGAGGAACTGACGAATCGCCTCATGCGCGTCGGGCGCGGCCCCTCGGCGAAGTACCTGGACGAAATGATGAAGTACCGCCCGATCGCCGAACGTCAGGCCCAGCATCTCGACCGCATGATGGGCGAGTGGAAGGACATGACGCAGTTCGAGCGCAACGTCCTGAACCGCTGGATCATGTTCTATCCCTGGGTGCGCTACTCGATGCGGCTCGTCTCGCAGACGCTGCCTGCGCACCATCCGATCTTCTCCTCGCTGGCGCTGAAGTACGGCTCGATCCAGGACAACTACTTGAAGGAACTGCTCGGCACCGAGCCGCCGCCGGGCAACGTCTACCTCGGCCCCGCGCAGCCGAACGTCCCGCCCGAACGTCGCCAGTTCTCGGTCGTCGGCATCCGCCAGGCCAACCCGACGCTGAACGCCGCGCTCGACATCATCACCGGCGGTCCCGGCCGGATCTTCGACACGCTGCCGCCGTACATCACCGCGGCTCTGGACTGGGCGGTGGGCAAGAACCTTTTCACGGACAAGCCCTTCAAGGGCTCGCAGAAGGGCGAATCGGGCGGCATGGAAGCGGGCAAACGCCCGCAGATCCTGCCGTACATGTTCAATGAAACGCTGATGCAGCCGCTCGCTCCGCTGCGCGCGGCCAACGAACTCATCACGCACGGGCGCCCGCAGGCCGCAGACTCCCTCTTCGGCTCACGGCCCGTCAAGTACAGCGCCGGCACGCAGGCGAAGATCGAACGTGAAGCGAAGGGGCGCACGGACATCGGCGAGCTCCTGAAGCGCGAGCTTCCGTTCATCCCGCACTCCGACCAGGGCCAGCTCGCGGGCATCATCCGCGCGCGCGAAAAGCAGGCCAAGGAACAGCGTAAGCGCGAACGCAAGAGCGGCACCGCTGCGCCTCCTCCACCTCCTCCACCGCCGGCGGCTCCCCCTCCGCCGCCACCACCGCCCCCCTAGGGCATCGAGCCTTCGATCAGCCACACCAGCACGTAGGCAGGAGCGGCGAAGGCCACGATCGCGAGACCGACCCAGAAGGCGAGTTCGACGAGCGGCAGGAGCACGGCCAGCGGCACCAGCAGGATCTTCCGCATCTGAGGAAAGGTAGCGCATGGCAGGACTCCCAGGCGTCGGACAGCAGAAGGCGATCATCACGGAAGCCGCCAACCGCTACGGCGTGCGCCCCGATGTGCTCTGGGGCCTTTACGGCACCGAGACGAGCTTCGGTCACGATCTCTCCACCTCCTCGGCGGGAGCGGTGGGACCGTTCCAGTTCGAGCCCTCGACGGCGAAGGGCATGGGCGTCAACCCGTACGACTTCCGCTCGGCCGCCTTCGGTGCGGCGAAGTACCTCTCGCAGTACAAGGGCCGCGGCGTCGGTGGAGCGCTCTCCGCCTACAACGCCGGCCCCGCCGGCGGCTACCAGGCGGGCTACGTACAGAAGACGCTGCAGAATGCCAAGAGCTACGGCGGCGTGCCGGCGGGAGTCAAGGCACCCCAGCCGCAACAGGGCACGCCCGGCACTCCGGGTCTCCCCGGCTTCAAGGGCACGGTTCCCGGCTCGACGAACAAGGGCCTCATGCAGCTCGCCTCGCTTTGGGGCGGCGACCCGCTGCTCAAGAGCCTGATCGAATCGAAGGCACAGGTTCCGGCCAGCACGGTGAACGTGCCGGGCATCCCCGGAACACCGGGAACCACCGGTGGTGCTCCACCGGTGTCCACCGGTGCCGGCAAGCTCGGCGGCTTCCTGCCTTCCAACGCCGAACTCGAAGTCAAGCGGATCGACCAGGGCCAGGACATCCGCACGAACCCCGGCGGGCCGATCATCGCTCCGGGAGATGGGGAAGTGATCGCGGTCAAGTCCGATCCCTCCGGCTTCGGGCCGAACTACCCGGTGGTGAAGTTCACCACGGGGCATCTCGCGGGGACGACGTGGTACATCGGCCACACGCACTCGGACCTGAAGGTGGGCGACCACTTCCACGCCGGCCAGGCGCTCTCGCAGACCGGCAGGGGTCCGGGGCCGGTCGGCAACGCGACGGTCCCCGGCTGGGCCGAGATCGGTCTCTCCTCCGCGCTCGGCAGCGGCAACATGCAGGCCGGGCAGGCAACGGTCCCCTACCTGAGAGGACGGCGCTGATGGGACTGCTTCTCGAAAGAGATAACAGCGAGGTCAAGCTCGATCGCGCGATGGCGGCAATCGCTGCCACGAAGTCCTACGCGGAGGCCAAGGACCTCTTGGCAACCCAGGACATCCAGACGACCGAGGGCGTGCTCGAGAGTATGGCTCGCAGGTACTCGAACGAGCTGCGCGAAGCGCGTCAGGCACTCGCGCCGCGCATCGAGCAGGATCTGAACCTCGCGCTGCTGAACGAGGCGGAGCGGGCAACGAGGCTGATCTCGATGTTCCTCGATGTCGCCGAGCAGAAACTCCAGCAGGGCAACTACGCCGATCCCGCCAGGGCGGCGCGGGACATCTCGCAGATCCGCTCGCAGGGGCTCGAGAAGCGCCTCGCACAGGAAGGTCGCCCCACGCAGATCATCGAGAAGCGCTCGCCCGAGGAGATCCGCCGCCGCCTGATCGCGCTCGGCGCGCTCCCGCGAGACGAGGTGATCGACGCCGAGGTCATCGAGGAGGAATGATCCATGTGCTCGCCGTTTGGTGGCAGGTCGGCCCCGAATGGATCTGGCATCCGCTCGGCCAGTGCGCGGGCGCGCACGCCGAAGTGGTGCGCTGCAAGAGCTACAACCTGCACTCGGGCATCCTCGGCCAGATCGTGCTCCTGGGCGGCGTGGGCAGCGCGATCGGCGTCTTCTGGCACAAGCACAACTGCCACGAACACCGCTGCCTGCGGCTCTCGTGGCACAACGACGCCGAGGGCCACCCGGTCTGCAAGGTCCACCATCCCGAACATCCCGCTAAGGGATGGTTCCGCTCCGACCGCAAGCACCCCCGCCATGCGATCAACCGGCCGGTGAGATGAGTGGCTGGACTCCAAAGACCCTCAAGGAATACGTGGATCAGCGCTTCGCCCGTCTGGAGCGAGACGCAGAACAGCATCATGCGGAAGACCAGCACAACCTCGTTCGGCAGGATGTCTATGAAGCGCGGCACGCCGAGATTGAGACCGCTCTTTCGATCATTCGCGATGAAAACATCCAACGGCGCGAATACGTCGACACTGAAATCCAGAAGCTCCGCGAGGAACAGCTAGCTTCGCGCGAACGCCTCGCCGGCGCCGAGCAGTCCGCCCGCGAAGCGCGCATGCGCCAGGACGACCGCGAGCGTCCCTGGGACCACTTCTACACCCGTCTGGGAATCGCCGCCGCTGTGGTGGGAACGGTCGCCTTCCTGATCGTCAACAAGCTTCTCGGCTAGGAGGCCATATATGAACCGCAAGTTCGCGGACATCTCGTCGAACGACGCCGGCTTCGACGCCGCCAAGTACGCGGCGTGGGGTCCGGTGATCGTCTCGATCAAGGTCACCGAGGGCACCACCTACGTCAATCCCCTGTGGAAGGCGTGGACGCGCGAGGCCCACCAGCACCGCCTCGGCGTGCTCTTCTACCACTTCGCCCGCCCCGGCGACGGCGGCGACCAGGCGCGCCACTTCCTTGACCAGATCCGCGGCTCCTGCGATCCGGGGCATGGCGATGGGATCTGCCTGGACCTCGAGCGCATGGGCGGTGTCGCGGATCCCGAGCGCTTCCTTCACCAGTTCGAGACCGTCTGCGTCTCGCGCGGGCACCGCGCGCTCGTCCTCTACTCCGAAGAGTCCTACATGGAAGAGCATCCGAAGATGCGCACCAAGCGCTCCTGGATGGCCGCCTATCCGAGCCTTCGCTGGCGCTTTCGCAACCGCGTCTGGGCGCACCAGTACACCGATCACGAAGACGTGCCGGGCGTCGGCATCTCCGACTGCTCGTTCCTCTCGCCGCGCGCCTACCTCTGGCACCGGCTGCACAGACCACGCTGAAAGGAGCCTGCTTGCTCATCACCGTGCAGGACCTCACGTCGGACCTCTTCACGCCGGCGGGCATCTTCAAAACCGTCTGGTCGCTGAACTACCAGGCGCTCTACCACTACAACCGCTCGCCCTGGGTCGAGCACGGCTACGCGCCCGCGATCGACGGCGTGCACCTGCTGCCGAAGGGCCTGCCCGTCCCCGAAGGCGCGTGGCACATCGAACTGCTCGACACCTCCGACCAGGAAGGCGCGCTTGGCTACCACGAAGACGAAGTCCACGTCTCCTCGAAGCACTCGACCAGGGGGCTTGCGACCGTGACCGAACTGCCCCTCGCAAAGGTCTTCGTCAAGAGCTGCGCGGAATACGCCGTCGCTCCCTCCGAAGTCGCCTCGCACGAGCTGCTCGAGATGGCCGTTGACCCCTACGTGCTCGACGAATCGAAGCTCCGCAAGTACCTGAACGAGCAGGCCCACTGGTGGTACATCGCGGAGGTGGGCGACCCCGTCCAGGGCGAGGGCTATGACGTCGGGGCGCCGGAGAACCGCGAGACCGGCGTGATCGTCGCGAACTTCGCGTGGCCGCTGTGGTGGGGGCAGCTGCAGACGCGCTCACAGCTCGACTTCCGCGGTACCCGCAAGGCCCGCTTTGAACTGGCGCCAGGGGGCTACATGTCCGTCGCCCCGGAGAACAACCCGACCGAATGGAGCCAGATCTACGGCTCCGCGACAGCAAAGGACGAAACATGAAACCGAAGGTATCCATCGGCGCAACGACGGTCGTCGGCTGGTTGACGGCCCTGGTAGGTCTGTTGCCGATCATCGTCAAGTCGATCGAATCGGGCACGACGGCTTTCAACGGCCCCGAAAAGTGGCTCGCCGTCGCTGGCGTGATCTTCGGATCGATCACCCAGGTCTTCCGCTACGCGCAGTCGCTGAAGCTGTGAGCCTGCAGAGCTTCGACCTCGACGACCTCGGCCAGTTCACCGCCGAGGGCGAGTTCAGCCTCGGTTCCCCGCCCGACTACCGGGGCTTCTACGTCGGGCGCGACGACGTCCACGGCGTCATTATGGCGCTGCTCGGAGCGTGCTCGATCTCGCTGAAGCTGACGATGTTCGGCTTCGACGACGACGAGGCCAACGCGGCGATCATGGCGCTCGTGGCGGAGCCGCGCGTGATGGTGCAGGTGACGCTCGACAAGAGCCAGGCGAGCGGCGTCCACGAGAAGAAGATCCTCACCGGAGACGTGGCGATGGATCCGCTGGGCTTCGCCTACGACTTCGCCGTAGGAACCTCGGATACGCACCAGATCCAGCACACGAAGGGGATGATCCTCGACGGTCTCGTGGCCGTTGAGGGCTCAACCAACTGGTCGGCATCGGGCGAGGGCGAAGGGATCGGCCTGCACGGCGCCAACCGCCCCGGCTACAAGGCGCAGGAGAACACGCTGCTCGTGCACACGAACCCGGTGGAGATCGCGAAGTTCGGGGCGCGCCTGGACTACGCGCACGCCGTCGCGCGCCACCAGAAGCAGCCGGACTGGCTGCATTGAGCTGGTACTCCCGCACGCGGGCATGGTCGGAAGAACCCGACGTCGTCTGGGTGCTGCTGAGCGAGGCCGACGCCAAGATCGCCGAGCTCGAACGCCGCAACCTCGCGCTGAGCGCGGAGCTACGCAACGCCGGCCGCATGGCCGCGACGGACACGGCGCGCGCGCAGCACCGCGACAGGGAGACCGACGCGCCCTAGCACTACAGTCCCACAGGTGTCAAGCAGAGACCGGCCTGGGGAGGACCGGGAACCGGGCCGGCAGCAGCCGAGCCGAAGCGAGAAGGAGGTCACGTTGATATCCGACGCCTACTCATCGCCGTCGTACTGTTGGCGATTCCCGTGGCACCCGCGGCTGCGCAGAGCGGCGCAGAACGCTTTGGGTGCTCTCAGGGCACACCGCGCGGTTGTGTGCAGCTCGTCATTCACCAGCTACGGATCTCTGAACCGGAGCGCGAATGGCTCTGGAAGATCCCCGAATGCGAGTCCTCCTGGGAACCCGAACAGAACAACTCCGGGGGCGCGGAGGGCCTCTACCAGTTCGAGCCCGAAACCTGGGCCGAACTGCCATCGGTGATCTCGCGCCACAGTGTTCTGAGCGCGTACTGGAACGCCCGCGGCGCGGCCGTCGGCTACCGCCAGTTCGGTCCCGGCGCCTGGGAATGCACCGGCATCCTCGGGCTCGGCTAGACTGCGCATCGTTGGTTTGTTGGGTTTGGTTAGAAGCCCCTCGCTCTCCCGGAGCGAGGGGCTTCGTCGTTCCTGGACGAATGGCCCGTTGACGGATCGTTCACGTCGTGGCCGCACGCGCGCGTCGGGAGTGCTCTATCGCCCGATTCAACCTGGCGACCATTGTTGCACACACTGGTACCAAACCCGAACAGTACTCGGTGTACTGAGATGCTTAGGATTTGACTCCTTGTGCCGATAGTGGTACGGTGGTCATGCTGATGGCACGGATGCAACCCTTCGACCTGCGACGGGCACGAGTGAACCAGGGACTCTCAAAGGCCGCGCTTGCGCGCAAAGTCGGCATTGACCGCCGCGTCATCATCGCGCTCGAGAAGGGCAAGAGCGTGCATCCTGCTAACGCGAAACTCGTCGCCGACTACTTCGGCTGCGAGACCGCGGATCTCCTGCCTCCGAAGGAAGCCGCCTGATGGCGACGTTGATCGCATACGGCAAGGGGCAGTCCGTGGTGCTTCAGGGCGATCACAAGCTGGCCGGCGAGCACGAGGGCTCCTTGCGCTTGGTGGTGCGCGGGAAGGACACGGGCGTGGAGCTGAACTTCGTGCACTGGATGGGCGCTTGGGAGATCACCGTGCGCCCCATCGCGCCCCAGATGCCGCTGCTCCTCATCAGCACCGGCCCCGACGCTTCGACCCCACAGATTGCGATTCACGAGGTCGAGACCGTGGAGCGTCTGTGAGCGATGCCGAACTCGCGCTGGCAGCGGTACTGGGACTCATGGGCCTCGGCATGATCGTGGGCCATTTCATTCGGAGGGGCGACTGATGGGCGCCACGCACCGAGCGCTGGTATTCGCGCTTGAGGACTCAACGAAGACGCTTGATGCCGCGACCAAGCTCATGCTCGAAGCGCGAGCGCATCTGGACCTTCCCGCTGTGCGTTCAAGTGTCAGCAGGACGTGGCAGGCCGCCGAGCAGCTCCACCGCGCCTACGAGGACGCCTACGCGGAAAGCCTGCGGCGATGAGCTACCGCCTCGGCCATATCCCCTTGCCGGAGCGCGAAGCGCGCGAACACGCGCGCCCCAATCCTGCTCCGATCGAAGCATGGTTAGCCAACCCCGACGAATCCTCAATGGAAGACGACGACGAAAGGACGACGGATGGCTCTATTCACCCAAGCTTCTAATGAAGAGAAGGCGCTCACGAAAGAGCTGTTCGAACTGAAGCGCAAGATCAGCCAGACCCAGATCGACCACGATCGCGAGAAGGAGGGCTGGCAGCGCGAACGCCGCGAGGTCGAGCACATGGTCGGCCTGCAGAAGAATCGCGCCGATCAGGAGCGCGAGCTTGCCGTGAAGGCTGCTCAGCTAGAGGTCCGCGAGGGCAACCTGAAGACGAAAGAGGACGGCTTCGAGGAGCGCATGGAGAAGGTCACCGCGCAGCTCACGGACCAGATCGCCTACCTGCGCAACGACATCATCAAGGCAATCCTGGAGCGGCTGCCGACGTTCAACGTGGACACGGTCCTCGGTGACCGTCGTCTGCTACCGGAGGCGAAGGACTGATGGCGCGCATGCGACGGATCGGGCGCTTCAGGAACGAGGTCGGGGAATCGTGGCAGGCGCAGATGCCGGGCCACGGCTTAGCCCCCACTTACTACGTCAACAACATGACAGTGAACGAAAGCGAAAGGCGCTCCGTCGAAGCCGACATAAACGAAGCCGTTCAGCGAGATCTTTCCGCTCAGGATTTCCGGTCTGAACTGCTCAACGCCTCACCGATCGCGTGGCTGCGCAACTCCGTCAAAGAGATCACGGCACTGGCGCGCTCATGAACTACCTCTACGAACCCGAGCACGACCTGCTCTACGACGAGGATGCGGCGTGGGAGCGCGAACGCAACGAACTGGGCTACGACCCCGTGCTCCGGCCCGATCCCGACCACCGGCATCCGCTTCAGCGCGCAGTCGAGGACGACACGGCAGGTGAGTTCTGATGCCCGAAACGTTCACGATCGAGCAGGCACGTCGAGCGCCAGAGGAGGACTGGCACTCGGACACGCACAACAAGGACTTCCTCGTCTACCACGTCAGCGTGCGCGGAGCAATGGCCGCCGCGCCAAACGCACAATGCAGTCGGCTCCCGAAGTCACCTGCGCTCGTGTCAGGAATGGTGGTCGAAGGCGAACTCGTTCCCCAAACGGGCGAAGACGCAGAAGGTAATCCGTTTCCGCCGAAGTTCAAGGTGCTGAAGGTGCTGGAGGGCGGCGAGCCGCGCAAACTCGATGCCGCGTCAAACATTGCCGCGCCCACCGTCCCCGGCTCACCTGTGGTCAGCTACGGCGAGCAGCGCATCAGCGACTACGAACGCCAGCTAATGAT